CACGCTCACCATTCATAACCATTGCTATGTAGCCTTTTTTAAAAGTGCCACCAGTGCGGGTGCGAATGTTTTTAGACTCAACAATGTCCTGAACGGCCTGAAGGTACGTTTGGCCTAAACCACGCTTAAGCTTTTCTGAAATTTCGGGTGGAATCATACTCTAAAATTTAAAAGTGTATTTTTTGCAAAGATTTTTTCCTTTATAAATGGGCATACTTAGCCCACATCGTAAAAACGATACATAAGTACTATTTCGACTTACACATAATTGTTTATCTTTGTTTAATTAGTACACAACAAATATATATATTCTTTTTGGATATAGTTTACATTTTGAAGTAAATATTTTACTCAAAATGAATAATTTATTTTTTTGAGATGGACGGTACAGCGGAAAGACTTAGAGAACTTATTGATAAACAAGGTGTTACCTTGAAGAAGTTTTGTGAGGTAAATAAGCTTAATTATAGTGGAATTAGCAATATAATTAATGGAGAGAGGTCGTTGGGAGTTAATATTTTACGTCAATTGAAGGATGTATTTCCAAATTTGGATACCAATTGGCTTCTTTTTGGAGATATTCAAAAGAATATTACTATTGAAGAACAATTAGAAGTTTCTGAGCCTCAGGAAAAATATGGCATCTCTGATCCAGGAGAATTGATGTTTTTAAATTATTTGGATAGGCCAAGCGTACAGGAAAAAATTAAAATGATTTTAAAAAAGTAACCAATAAACACCAATAATAAAATGAAGAAAATTATTCTAATTGCGGTCTTTGCAATTGCAGGACTCTCATGTGGTAGTGATGATAGTGGCGGGGGCTGTGGCTCACATAACGGGAAATCACTAAATAAGGGGCCTGAAGGTGGTTGCTACTACATCAACTCTGAAGGAAATAAAACCTATGTAGATAGGTCTGAATGTAAATGTTAAGATGATATGAAGATAATTATGCTGCTAATAACGTTTTTCGCTCTTTTCACATCCTGTCTTACAGCAGATAAAAATGTAGCACTAAAAGAGGTTTTAGATGCTAAAATTAAGACTGAACTCGCCTCCGGAAAAAAGAATGATTCTATTTTGCTGGGCTATTACTTTGGGATGACTATGGAGCAAGCCGGTGCAAAGACAGTAGAATTACTTGCTAACAAAACTTTCAGACTTGATGAAGATGGAAACACTGTATATGTTTTAGGAAAAAACCACGGTGAAGACAGAGAAGCTTTTTTTCGGACAGGATATTTTAAAGATTCATTGTATCAAATAGATTTAGTAGTAAAGGATCAAACTTATGATGCTCCAATTTATTTAGTAGATCTGCTAACTAAAAAGTACGGCATACCATTAGAGTTTAACATAAGTACTGTAAATGATTACATTCGTGACTATGCATGGGTTGACGGTAATAGGATGATATCCATAGTAGCACGCGATTCTACTTATGACATACTTACTTTAAAATATACGGATCTTTATCGTAAAAGGAAAAAAACGCAATATGACTTAGCTATTGAGAAGCAAAAAGCTGCGACCGATAGTATCAACGATATTAATACAGAGGAAAAAGTAAAAAATCAATTATAAAAAAAAATCGTTTTTATTATCCAATAAAACCCAATAAAATAAGGCATTCACGTAAAATTACTGCCGTCATGGTAGGAACATTAAAAAATATGCAATAATTATAAATTTTGCAGGTTTGCAAAACATGTAATTACCTGATTATCAATACTAAGTTATAACAGTGGGGTTACGGCGAAAGGATTCATAACCCTGAGGTCACGGGTTCAACTCCCGTCTTCGCTACAACGGCAAACCCCTGCTCCCACAGGGGTTTTGCTTTTTTTAGACCACTTTTGAGATGTGTAGTTTTTTGATAACGTCATGGTAACCGTCATGGTAAACCTGTAGCAAAAAACTCACTGTTATGACTGAAACTTACTTTGGATGCTCGTTTACGGAAACGTGGGCGTCCCCAAAAAACTGGAAAGAAACGACGGCCAAAGCTTCACTTAAGAAGTACTGGTACGTAGAGTGTACTTTCTTTGATCCCAAATATGCCGATCAATACCCTAATGGGTTCTCTTACCGCCGCAAACTTAACAAAGGCAATGAAACTTTACTAAAGCGCAAGGCCGCTGTTGCATTTATGCTTGAGGAAATGCCGGCAATGCTAAAAGAGGGATACAATCCTATAACTAAAACTTTTATGACGCCGCCGCCGAAGGCTGATGATCATGGACCGCAGGTCTATAACCGGGCAACGCCTTTGTTTAAAGCTTTAGACCTGGCGCTATCCACCATAGGTTATGAGGGTGACCATCTAAAAACGGTAACATCTGTACTTTCCAAATTTAAATGTTCTGCAGAAGCACTGCATTACGATGGCCTGCCTATAGGCGACTTTATAGGCATACACCTGAAGCAAATTTTTGACCACCGGCAAAAGACCGATGAAACATTTACAGATAAGGCCTATAATAAACATGCTGTATACCTTTCTCCCCTATTTACACTTTTAAAATCTAATGGTTTGCTAACCGCAAACCCAATGGACGGATTTAAAAAGAAAAAAACGCTCCAGGATAAGCGTGTGGTCATGACGCTACAGGAACGCCGTAAGGTAGACCGGCATTTAAAAATGAATTTTGTGAGCTTTTGGGTTTTTACAAACCTGTTCCACCACAGCGGTGCCAGGGTAATAGAATTACTCAAGGCAAAATATGAGGATGTAGATCTGTTTTCTCTTACTCTAACGGTAGTGGTAAAAAAAGGCGGTGTTATAAAACGAGTAGAGCTGCCTATTAAGCAGATAGCGGTAAGATTTTGGGAAAAGGCCTTGATAGGGGCAAAAAAAGGCGACTACCTGTTTAGTGAGGGCCTGATACCCGGAGACAGGGTTATACGCCGCGACCAGATAACCAGGCGATGGCAGATGCACGTTAAAGATAAATTTGGTATTGAAGCCGATTTTTATAGCATTAAACACGGCAACCTTACCGAAATAGTAGAACGTACAGACAGTAAGAGCGCTGCAAAAGCAGCCGGACATACTACCGATACAATGGTAAAAAAACATTATGATATTGACCACTCCCAAAGGGAAATGAACAATGTGCGTAGTATGACCAACGAATTTGCACCAAGCGTTAAGGATAGACATTTTAAGACCATAGGGGCGCAGGTTCCGGCAGATAAAGAGGCGGAATTTGCTGCGGCCCTGGCAAAGCTTATGGAAAGCTATTCTAAAAAGTAATGGTTTGCAGCTCCAGGGTAACAAAATAGTTGCCCTGGGGTGTAGGCTTAAACTCGGTGCTCAGGATTACATAAGCCTGGTTATCTATAGCAATTTTTTGCAGCTTATCCATGCGCTGCAGCTGGTGCTCTGTAAATGGCCCCTCCATTTGTAACTGGGAGCCGTAAAGGCGAAATTGCAGAAACGTTCTAAAGTAATTTTCGTAAATACCTGTTACACCGCTTAAATCAAGAGATAGCCCTTCAAATTGCTCAATAAGGCCCGGTGCAGTACCATCGCCCGGGTTAAAGATCATGAGGCCGGTGCCTTCCTTTTGCGAAGTAGTTTCTAAGCTTACTACGCCCTGAAAACGGTCAATTAATTTAAATTTACTTTCTATAGTTTCAATATTTTCATTATCTTTATACTCACCAAAATAGCTTCTAACACCGGTGCGGTCAATGTATAAATTACCATCCTGGTCATTAGCATATTTTAAGACCAGGCCCGTAAAAGCAGGCGGTGTATATTCTGATATTGCCAATGATTTACCGGCATCCATTATTTGCCCGGATACCAAGAGGTCCTGGGCATAATCAAAGTTTACTATTCTTGCCCGGTCGTTAAATATAATATTCAGGTTAAAAAGCTTTTTGGCTTCGTTTAAGGCGGTTGCCAGATTCCAGTCGGGCGCATAACGGCCGATTTTGATTGTAGGGTGCATCATCTGAAATATTTTTGGATCACGCTTTTTTACAATCTGAAAAGAAACCGGAGCACTACCCTCTGCATTTGGCCAAAGCAAGTAAGTAATATTAAATGTGGCCCCTACCTGCCCTGCAGCTACATTTATGGTAAATGTTCCCTGAAAATATAAACGGTTAGGATCGTTATAATTTTGATACACATCGGTGTCGCTGTTGTTAGAATCTGCACCCTCTCCCCACGACAATCTTGATGTAGGCAGCTGCCTTTGGCTTGGCGGCCTCAACCCCTCGTTAATAGAATAATCAAACGTATAATCACCTTCGGCATCCGGAATAAATAGATACCGGCGTTTTACAAAACCCGGAGAGTCCATTGGTACACTTGCCATATTAGAATAGAGTATAGTATACGGTGCCGGTGCCAGTGGCACCGCGCAAAGATTATCCTTGACAGACCACAACAACAAGCGCCGGGCAAAATCGCTCTCCACAAAATTACCTGCAATAGTATAACCTATTGAAGCAAAGGCAAGCCTGAACATGCCTAACAAAAATAGCTGTGGGGCTGCTACGTTGCTATTGTATACATTGATTTCATTGGGTACTTCGCTATAAATGTTGCCTATAAACGATGCATACAGCCCCCCATAGTTATTTACATATTTGCCGTAGCTATACCATTCGTCGCCCTGCTCCAGTGTTTCTCCATATTTATTTTCCCACAGCATTTTAGGGAATGCAAAATCTACCTCCGGAAAAATTTTTCCCCGGTACCCGTTTACAAAATCCGGCCATCTGTTATAGCCATCGACTACTAAAGGAAATTCCTCCTGGAACTCAACCGGATTGGTTTCTCCGGGTATTATAGAAAGTACCGGGAGTATTTCGCTAAGGGGCTTATCTAATATAGTAAGCACCTCGCTACCATACTTTACATCGCATTTGCGGTGGCCGCTCACGTATGCCAGTATAGTGAGCTCGCCGGTAAAACGCTCTCCCATATCAAGAACCACGACCGGCACCACCTTAGCTTTAAGTACAGAGGTTATGTCGCGGGTGCCCAGGGCCTGCCTGGTATTGGCATTTTCTATGATGAGGAAAGGAAACGACGAATGGGCAACCTTAAAATCCTGTATAAAAGCATTGTTCTCTTTTTTAAGGGTGAGGGTCTCGTTAACGTAGTCGAGCTCTATGCCGTTGGCAAAAATTTTTAATACTCCCATTAGGTTAAAAATACATTTATCTGGTTAGATACATTATCGTTATTATTGCGTTCCCTGAATCGCAATAGTAATGACCCGCGCTGGTTGGTGCGAAATGTAACCGGCCCTGTTATTACAGTCGAAAGTTCGAATAGGATCCAAGTTGTAGCCTGTGGTGTCTTAAATTGCAACTGCACATCGCCTGAAGCCGGGTTAAAGCCATTGTTAAACACCACCGTCATTACAACAGTATGCCCATCTACAGTATGATCTGTAATTTGGATATCAGGCAGGCCTTCGGCGTATATCAGCCCAGTATTAGCAATATTTGTACCCTTTCGCACTGTAAAAACCATGCTCTCATCGTACTGGTTTTGCCTGCTTTTAAATTCAAGCTGCTTCTTTACGGCCGTTACCAGGTTAAGCCATTTATTGCCATTGCGCAGGCGCACATCATGGCTGTTTGCTATCATATTTACTATAGCCTTCTCATTATGGCGCAGCGAGCCGCTATTAATAGTATAAGTAGCCTCTTCCGGAATTTCGTACACACGCTCACTCCCATCTGCAGTATTATATGTTGCCGGGGTAAATGCATTTTGCACTACCATTTCGCCGGCCGGGTAAGCATATATGTAAAAGCCAAAATTATTCATAAAGGCAATTTCGTTGCAGGGGTATGCCGGCAACTGGTTAAGGCGATACGTTAATGTAATGGGGTCGCGGTCGCCAAGCTGCACGGTCGCGGTTACGTAAAGGGCGCTGTAGGATAAACCGGCACCGGCAAGGTCAAACTGGTATAAATATACCTTTTTGCCTTTTACCAGGACTTCCTGCTCGTCTATAATGGTGCCGGTATTTGTAGCCAGGGTTACCCTGCAATAATCACTATCTGCCCAGGCATAAAACGGGAATGCAATTTTACCGGTGGGCGGTATAAGCATATTATGAGTGTCCATGCCCAGAAACTGGGTGCCCATATACTCTGTAAACTCTACGGGCTTTATGTTATGCATTATTACATAGTGCGGCAGGGAGAGGGTGTCTATTAATTCGCCGGTGCTAATACGGTACTCTTCTACATAAATAGCTACCTGGCGCAGCAGGTGCGATTGCTCCTGCAGCATGTTTGTAAAAACAGGATTGAAAACCGGTGTAAAATAAGCCTTGTAAAAATCTTTCATGTCCTTACGGGCAATATCGGCCGTGGTGCGGCTCCAGCCCTGGGTATCATAAGGAAACCCGTTAACATATATTTGGGCGCGGTAATAAAAGCCCTCGCCGTTAGTGCTTTGTACGGCAATAACGGTGTTATTGGCATCCAGCATAAATGCCCCGCTGCCGGGTGTAGAGATTGCTTGTATCATTCTTTAGTTGATAATTGTTAGTTGGTGGTTGTTGGTTAGGACTTGTTTAGGGTGCCGTTTGCCCCTGATGCGCTAATTTCATTATTCATCTTATTGATGTCTCTTACCGTCTCGTACCCTACCACTGTGGTGGCTTTAATACCGCCCTGCAGGGTGGCAGTGAGCTGGGCAACTACATCTATAAGCATCGCGGTCGCTTCAGCCCCACCGCCTGTGGATGAGGGGCTGTCGGTTGTGAGCGCACCTCCGGAGCCCGGTTGTTTCCTTTCGGCCTCGAGCCACCCGGCTACATTGGCATAGCGGGGCTGGCGCAGCATTACATTAGGCATTACCCATTCGTTAGCGTGGTATTCATTAACCTGGGTTACTTTGCCATATTTATCGTTGTACAGCGCCTGATCGCCGGTAAAACCACCATCGAAAAATTTGGCAGCCTTTGGGGCTTTTTGCTTTTGTATGTCTTTTAACGATTTCGCAGTCGTTAAAACGGAGGCTGCTATTGCTGCATACATGGCAAAACCACCGTCGAATTTAGGATATTGAGCCAGTATCGACGTGATGGCCAAAGCACCATTAATACCTGCCTGCGCTATGGCTAACTCTTTACTCTGGCCAAACAAACCACCTACTGCTCCTGCCAGGCTATTTAGGGCCCCAAGATTTTCGCCTACTCGTTGCAGTTCCCGGGCACGTTCGGCTGCCTTTTGGTCTTTATCAAGCCTGTCTACAAACTGGCTAAATTGCTGTGCTGTTATCTTTTTTTCGTCTAATAGCTTTTTGTAACGGTCTTTTTCATCCTTATACGACTTTTCACGCCTTAGCCTTTCTTCTTCTTCAAGGCTATCTGCATTGGCAATAGAAAGCTCATAATCAATTTCAGCCTGTTCTAAGGCTAATTGTTTTTGCTGGTCTGCATATTCTTTTTTAAGCGCGTCGGTAGCCTTTAGATTTTCTAACTCAAGGTTTTGCTTAGCTGTTAAATATTCTACATCCTGAGCGTTTAAATCAATACCCTGCGATTGTTTAAGTGCGATGACGGCCTCGTTAGTGCCTTTCTCGACCATTAACTCCTGCAATTTGGCCTGCTTAATGCCCTCAAGCCTTTTGGCTTCCTCATCAAGTATTTTTTGGGTGAGGAGCGTACCGTCTTTAATTGGGGATTGATTGTTGGCTATATATAAATCAAGGTTTGCTTTGGCAATTTTGATTTGTTCCTCTAAAAACTTTTTATATCTATCTGCCTCATCTTTCCTGGCTTTTTCGCTGGCTTCGGCAATTTTGTCGTTTTTATCCTTATCCAGCTTTATAAGCCCAACGGTGGCTTCCTCATATTTATCTTTATCATCTTTATAAAGCTTTTGTTGTAGCCTGAAAATTTGTGCCTGTGCATTATAAGTATCTTTACCGGCGGCCTCACGGCGGTTTTTTAAATAAGTAAGGTCTTTAATTTGTTTTTCTAATATGGCGTTTTCAACTTCAGATTTGTCCACGACTGCTTTAGTAGCTTCCTTAGTTTCTTCGGTAGCTGTTTTTTGTGCTTCAGTTACAACTCCTAAAACACCCGCCATCCTGTTTAATTTAACAGTCTCTTCATCAATTGATTTTTGATAGGCTTTTGATGCAACTTCAAATATTTTTATTTGTCCGGAAAAAAAATCGATGTCCCTAAAATCACCACCTAATACACCATTTAAACCTTTTGCCTTAAGTTCGGCTTTAAGCTTTTGGGCTGATTCTATAATTTTGGAATAGTCTATATTAACCTCAAGGTTACTTTCTGCCTTTATCCTATTTAGTATATCAAATAATTTCTCGCGGGCTTCAAGCTCCCTTTGCAACGCATAGCCTTTGTCTCCGGCTTTGGCATCTACTTTTTCCTGCTGTTTTTGTAAGGCTATACGTTTTACATACTCATTGTTTACTTTAGATAAAGAACTATTTAACTCTTTGTTTGACACGGTCTCTATGTCAATGTTCTTTATAAAATCAGGGTATTCCTGCTTTAACTGGATAAGCAATTGTTTACGCTCCTGATTCGATACATTGGAAGATGTGATTTTTGAAACCAGTTTATTTAGTTCAAGCTGCTCTGTACGAAGTTCATCTGATAATTGTTTTGTAGGCGTTAACAGTGAAAGCAAGGCCGTACCGGCATCAATTGTCCTGCGGGCAAATTTTGCCAGTGCACCGTCGCCTTTTTCTATTGTTAACAGGAAACCCTCCCAGGCACCGGAAAGATTAGAAAGTGATCCCTGCAAAGAGTTCAATTTTTCTTTTGCCAGTTTTTCGGCTGCGCCACCTGAGTTTTCCAAGGCTTTAGTATTAGCATTTACTTTCTCTGTGCTGTTAGCCAGGATAACGGCAACGGTTGCGTTTTCTTTACCAAATAAACCGGTAGCCGTGCTAAGCTGGTTAGTACTGCCTTTAATTTGCTGCAGCAACTCTTCGTAAGGCACGCCTGCCTCTGCACTGGTAAGCAAAATATTCCTGAAGCCGGTACCGGCTGTTTCGGCGGCAATATTCTGATCGGCTAAAGTTCCAAGTGTAGCATTCAATTTTTCGAATGATACATCGCTTTGAAAAGCCACAGCCGAAACTTTAGGCAACGCAGTAGACAGGCTTTCGAAACTTGTAGCCGAAATATTTACAGAGTTGGCCATGATATCGGCATACTTTTGTGCCTGGCTTGCATCTTCCTGAAAGGAGTTAAGCTGGCCACCTACAAGTTGTGCTGCCTCTCCAAGGCCGCTCTCCAGCGCGGTTGCACTGTTTAGGATGGCAAGGGTCATCTTTCGTATTTCAGGTTCGGTCTTACCAAGGCGCGCAAGCTCTGTCTGTAGTTCTGAAACCTCTGTGGCGCTGTAGGCAGTACTGGAGCCGAATTTAATGGCATCGGCTGTAAGGTTACGGATGCCTGATTGGCTTTTGCCCAGAACCGCAGCAAGATCGGCCTGCTTTTGATTAAAAGTTACTACGGTATGCCAGGCATCGGCAATACCATCGGTAAATTTGCTTACTATTCCTGCTACACTGAATGCGGCGAGTATACTTGAGCCAACTGGGCCAATTGCGCTTTTAAGGCTTGCGAAAATACTAACTGAGCCATGAATTTCCTGATTCATTTTAGCATGTTGCTGTGTAAGCTTTGCCTCTTCAGTTTTAAGCCGTTTTATTTCCTCACGGTAATTGGCCGAGTCGCGGTCGAGGTTACGCATTTCATTGCCTACCTCTTGTATTTGCTTCTCTACGTGGGCAAGTGAGTTAACTTGTTTTTCCTGCACGGAAGTTGCAGCCTTGATTTCCTGCTGATAGTGTTTTTGCTCTTTTTCGAGATCTTTATATTCGTTACCAAGTTTCTCAAGGCGCTCACGGTAATCTTCGGAGGATGTATCGAGTGTATTAAGTTCTTTACTAACTTCCTGCATGCGTTCTTTAACCCGGTCGAGGCCGGTGGCACTTTCTTTTGTTGCCTGTGTGGTTAACGAAATATCCTGCGCATAGGCTTTCTGGAATTTCTCTAAATCGGAATACTCATTTTTTAAGGCAGCAAGGTTATCCTGATAGTCTTCCGTATTAGAATCTAACAGGCGCAACTCCTTTGCAACTTCTTTCATGCGCTGCTCTACACCTTCAAGGCTGTTAGTAGAAACCTCCAGGGCTTTAGTTGTGCCGTACAATTCTTGTTTAAGGCCGGCCTGGGCCTTTTGCAACTCTTCGCTTTGTTTCTTAAGCCTGGCAAGATCCTCATTAAAAGTTTCTGACGTAGCATCAAGATTTCTGATCTCTTTATTTGTAACACTCAGGGCGCGGCCAATGCCCGATAATGAGTTTACTACTTCTTTATCGTTTATAAAGATGGAGAGCTGTCTTACAACATTATTTGCCATTATATAAATGTTATTCTTGTTACTACCTGCTCTGCCCTTAACTCTGCTATTTTATCTGCAATAGTTTCAATCACTCCGGAGCTCGCTACCGTCTTAGATAACACATCGGTAGCCTTTAAGCGCATGTTAATACCATTGCTTTTTTTTCCTTCAAACCCAAAGTTTTGTTTGAAAATATAATCAGGGGCTGTAAATGTTAACCTGTCGAGCCTGCCATCTTTATATTTATCTTTTACATTAGATTCCCGGGCCATCATGGTTCTCTTCATTTTGTTGTCGAGACGTGAACTGGAATCATTTACATTAACCGCCAATCTTAATTCCCTTTGAAAAGCTTTAGATAGCAAGGCAGCAGCTTCCTTACCTATTTTTTTCTCCTCCACAGATGTGTCTTTAAGGCTGAAGCTTGATGCAAAACTTACAGCTGCCATTTCCCTGTCTATGCGCCCCGCTGTGCCCTTATATCCGGACACTGGATTTGATGCGTGAAACTGGAAGTATGCATTAGCATCTTTAAAGGATCGGTTTTCGCTATATGCGTTACGTTCCGCCATAATTACTTATTTAACAGCGAAGGTACCCGCACGAAAAACCGATAAATAGGACAGGCACGGGGCAATGGTTGTTAGTTGACGGTTGTTAGATAGCCGCATAATACAGGGAGATAGGACAGGTTAAAAAAGGCTGTCCTACCGGTATGTTTTAAACTGTAATATATTTGTATCAGTTAACAAAATTTTGGTAATATTTTTGCATATCTTTAACATACAATATCCTGATTGAATGGCAGTAGCACCCCTTATCTCGGTTTCTTTTCCTGTAAAGGCACATGTTAAAAAATACCTGCAAAGGCAGTATGGAAGCGCCCACATTGCTACAAAAACGTCTATCCTGGGCATGCTTGTTTTGGGCAGCCTTGAGAAAACGTATGAAAAACCGGATAAGAAAATGCCGCTGTTTTTTTCTTACAGCGTTTTGATACCCCAGGGCTATCTTAACAGGGTGGGTGCAACATTACCACGCAACACCCAGCAGCACCTGGGCGACCTGTGCACGCACCTTTTTAATATGGCGCTGTACGACCACCTGGATGCCGTGGCATGGGGCGGCGGCCAGGTGTACCCGGAACTGAGAAATTTTTTAGAACGCTATGGTATTACCGAAGATGATATGAAGGTGGAAAGCCTATATCGTGGCTACTCCAGGCACTGTAAAAAGAAGGAAATTTTCTACCCGATGGCAAAATAATGTTAAAATCTCTGTTAACCCGCGCTATCAATAGCGTAGCGGTGGGACACAATGGTAAAAATAAAATTTATGGCTTATAGAGTACAGCTGAAAGTTACCGAGACTTGCTACATGGCACGCCGTGTATATTATATTCCGTCTTTAGGAATTAAATATAACATTAAGGGTAAATGGAAGCCCTGGACACCATTACCGGTATTTTACCAAACCCCGGATATAGTTAGATCCGGATGGGAAGAAGTTGCTGCCAAGTTTCCGGTATTTCAAAAGCAATTACAAGAGAATCAATTTGATATAAGTTACAGGAAATAATGTTAAAATCTTTGTCAAACCTTAATATCATTGGCCGCGCGGTCGGACACATTCGTAAAAATAAATTTTGCACTTATGATTTTTAATATAGAAGAGCAGCTGGCCGGGTTTGCATCGGTAGAATTATTCCTGATATCTGAAACGGCCGACTGGCCACTGGTGGTAACCGATGCCAATGCCGGCAGTATTACACTTAACCCGGAGGTAAATGATGTAGACGGCACTATTGAACCGGATAGCATTACTATAAGTGATGACCCTAAAACTGATGCAAGCGGCCAGATTTGGCCAATAGATATACGGTACCGCTTCCTGGCGCGTAACGCGGCCATGGAGCAACTGCTGGAGCAGTATGCTAACAAGCCCTGCATTGTGCGCGGTTGTGGCAATGATGGCAACCGCAAGCAATGGGGAACCGACCAGGAGCCGCTGTACATGACGTATAAAAATGCTTACGGTACTAAACGGCAGGATAGCCACGGTATTGACATTGCAATAAAAGGGGACCTGAGCAGCAGGCCGGTGTATTTTACCGAGTAAATTTTTTAGATAATAGATTTGAGATAATAGACCGATATAGTAAAATATAAAATAATTTAACACAATTAATAAATATGAGCGCAACAGCAAATCCTACCATTGGAGAAAAAATTGTAAGGACATCGTTTAACCCCTCGAATGTGGGCAATGTAAATTTCTTTAAAGACAAGACAGCCCTAATAATTAATGTGATAGATGAGCACAGGGATTTAGATCCTCGTTTAGCTGCTATTCCATAACAAAATTTGAGGAGGCTTCAATGTGGGCAGTAAAATTAGCAACTGCTAAATTGTAAACTACACACATTAAATAAATTAACCCGCCATTGTGCGGGTTTTTTTATGCCCGATTCTTACTGCCGGCAGTAGCAAAAAGGGCTGTCCTATTTAAAGGCAGGCCATAAAAATAAGTTTGTACCGTGCTTAAAACGCAACAGTACAAATGAGTATAAATAACCTGCATTCACTTCTTAACGGCCGATACTTCATACATGAAGCATACGGTACCGCCTTACTACCTTCTCTTTTTGCAATGATGGATGGCAAAACTGCCACCATTTCCGCTTCTGACAAAAAGCATCCTGAACCTGTGGCCATGGGCCGCGGCGGGATGCCACTTGCGGCGGGACCAAAAAGCGGTGGTGGCTCAAGTGAGTATGTACTGGTTTTAGATATAAAGGACCCGATTTTTAAATACAGTCAGGATTGCGGGCCTCAGGGTACCAAGACAAAAATGCGCATCCTGGACATGTATAAAAATGATGCTGCCTGTGCCGGCGTTGTGCTGGACATTGATAGTGGCGGCGGCCAGGTAAGCGGGACCCCTGAATTTTATGATTACCTCCTTAACTACGGCAAACCCGTAGTGGCTTATACCGATGGTTACATGTGTAGTGCGGCCTACTACATAGGCAGTGCGTCGCAGTACATCGTGGCCAATAAGCGCGCTGACCATATAGGGAGCATAGGCGCAATGGTACACTTTGTAGATGTCACAGGCATGTATGAAGCCCAGGGCGCAAAGGTAATTACAGAGTATGCTACAAAATCGACGGCTAAGAACCGCGATTTTGAAAACCTGCTTAAAGGCGACAGCAAAGGGTACATAAAAAACCAGTTAGACCCTATTGTGGAAGATTTCCACGCCGATATGAAATCGGCACGTACTACCCTTAGCGAAGAGACCCTTACCGGCGGAACCTACAACGCCACCGACTCGCTAAAGCTTGGGCTTATTGATGCAATAGGCACCCTGCAAACGGCTGTAGATAAAGTTTTCGAACTATCAGCCGCACAAAAAAGTAATCAAAACTCAAATAATATGTCAACACCGCGTGCACACCTGCAGGCTGTTTTGGGATTAACACAACCACTGGCAGAGACTGACGGCGGAAGTTACCTGAACGCCACACAGCTTGATGCTATTGAAACCGACTTAACTAAAAAAGATGGAACAATCGCCACACTTACAACCGAGGCTGCAACCGCTGCAACCGCCCAAGCAACTGCTGAAACAAACCTTGCAGAAGCTAACACAACCCACACCACCACCATCTCAGCCCACGAAGGCGCTGTAGAAACAATTCTTACTGCTGCAGGATTAACACCTACCGGTACACTTACCGAGAAAATTGCCGCCCTGGGCGCGCACCAGGCAGTGCTTAACAAAGCCGATGGTGCCAAGCCTACCAACGTGCAAACTGATGGTAAACCGGCTGCTGATGCAATCCCGGATTACCTGGATGCCAATGCTGCGCACAACCAAATCGCTAAAAACATTTTTAATTAATAATTATGGCTGATATATCAATTCAGGACATCGCCAAAGAAGTTGGCAAATACGTCGTTAATAACAAGACTATTATTGGCGCGGGTGTTTACTCTGACTCTGTTCAGATAAACCAATACTGTAAAACGCTTTCGGCTATTAACGGCCAGTACCCGCAGTTTCACAATATAATGAGCAGAGTAGTACAAGGCTTTGCTCCTGTATGGCAAGCACTGGGCACGGAATCGTTTAAAAGTAAAAAGCTGGAGAACTTTAGGCAAAAGGTCAACTTCCCTGTTGTGCCGGCACAAATCCTGCCTTCATGGCTTGCAGACCTTTACACTGAAGGTAAAACGCCGGACCAGATGCCGATATCTAAATTTATCATGGATGACCTTAACCTTAAGGTTATTGATGATATAGATGACCTTAGCCAGGACGGTGTGTATAACGCGGCTACAGCTGCCGGCAGTTATGGCACATCGCTTAATGGTATTGTACAGCAAGTTTCTACAGCACTTACTAACGCAACGCACCCGGCGTTTAAAATTCCGCTTTCGGTAATAACATCTGCAAATATTCTTGACCAGGTTAAGAAGTTTGAAAAAGGGCTGCCAAAGAAAACCCGTAAAAAGGTAAAACGCATCTTTATGAGCGACTCTTTGTTGCTTACCTACATTGATGCTTACCAACAGGCGTATGGTACGCATGTGAACTTTAAAGAGGGTGATACCGTAAGGACACCACTTAGTAAAATTGAAATCGTGGGCCTTAATAACATCCCGGACACGTTGATTTTTGCAACGGTTAACGATAACATGGTGCGCCTTATCGACGTGATCGACAAACCATCTGTTACAGATATCCAGGTGCAGGATTACACCGTAAAAATCTTTATGGAGTTTAGCCTTGGTTACGACTTCTTGATCAATGAGCTGCTTTATGTAGCTGTGTTTGATGCCAGCAACAGAGGGCTTAACAGCAATGCTCTTAACGCGCTTTACTACGATAGCGAAAACTTAGTAGCTGCCGCATAATGGGAGCCGCCATTAAAAAAACCGAAGCTGCAGGACCTGCAGCTTCGGTTACTACTACACCGGAGGTACAAAATCCGGCAACCGTGCCGCTTGAGTTATACAATCAAGCAATGGATATTGCCGAGGGGCAGGGTGTTAGGATCGCGGCACTTGAGGCCGAGGTTGTTGAGTTGCAAGGCGACATAAGAGCCGCCAACCACACCATTGCAGAGTTAACGCAGGAGCTTGACCAGGCTGAAGGCACTATATTAAACCTTGCGCACCAGGTTAGCCCCGTAACAGTTTTAGGCACGGTTGAAGAAACAATCGATGCGCCTGCAGAACCCAAAACAACTTTTGATTACAACGGCCGCACTTATGGCTTTGTAAAAGACACACCTGCCCGCTTATTTCACGATGACAAGGCATATACCCTGGAGGAACTTTTAAATGATCCCGAAGCCATGACCACATTAATTGTGGGCGAAAACGGCTTCATAAAACAAATACACTAATGTGCACGATAAACACTGAAGACGTAGGCGGCGAAAGCTGTGAGCCTGTAGGCGGTATTAATATTGATATCTACTATGCGCTGCGTTCTGACTTTACAACGGTGGTAGACCCTCCGTTATTTGGCGCTGTAGGGGCTTACGCTACTAAAGCGGCCATTGCCACTGCGCACACCTTTAAACAAGGTAAAGGCTTTAACAAAATTACCGTTGCCAGTAAGACCGGTACCATAAAAAGTACCATGGGCGGCGAACGTAAAAGAAGGGTTTACACTAACGAGCTTGCAGGCCAGATACAAGGCAGCGAAGCCGTAGTACTGGGCTTTATGCGTATGGTTAAAAATGCCGATTACATTGTCCTGGCTGAAGAGGCAGGTTCTGGCAGGCTTAGGCAGTTAGGTTCTAACAGATCGTTTGCGGAGTTTACCGCCCTGGAGCACTCCATCGAGGCAGACATGACCGGTAACAACGCATGTTCTTTTACTATCCAGGATACACAGCTATGGCCAGCGCCAATATACAGCGGTACTGTTGTGGAAGAGCCTGAGGCATAACAACCTTTTAATATTTATATAAAAGCCTCACAGCAATGTGGGGCTTTTTTTGTTATTTTTGATATATGAACATTGATGATAAAATTAAATATGTCTCTTATACCACTATAATTCTACAATTTGCAATCCTGGCTATACCTTTCTTTTGCGGTAAATTGTTTAAAAATCCTGAAAATCCTAAAGCTAAAGAAATTACTGGTACAGGTATAATTCTATTAATTTGCTGTACAGCGGTTTTAATCATATCTTTTTACTCAAACCGTTTAAGTGAAGACAAGCAGCACATCGTAGAAATAAAGCAAATTAAAGACAGCATTACTTTTAATAAAAATCAGATTGGACGAGATAGTCTTTACAAATTAGCAATAATTCAAGAGGGTAAAAAACACAATGATTCTTTAAAAAAATATGGTCTTACTTTAGTTGAAAAGTTAGGTGAATATGGTCTAACGCTTGATAAAAGTGGTGATAAAATCATTAAAGCTGTATCTTCGGATTCATTGAGGTCAACCTTAAATCCAGATATTTCTGTTTACAGTACGAAAGGAATTAAATCGAAAATAATTTATCATAACCGAATCGAATTTACGATTAGTATCCATACTCAATCTGCGTCTGCAACTGACGTTAAGCTTCAAATGTATATTCTAACAGCCGATTCACACGGCAATTGTGCATTATTAGATTATTTGCCAAAACCATTTTTTCCTCCAGGAACTAATTTAACAGTTGGTAGTATTGTTTCGCCAAGTGTATCCATTGACGAGAATAAAAACGAACTTTACTTTTTTTATTTGAAAGGAACTTGTAAAAATCAAAAGGGAAATTTGGTTAAAATTTCTAATTTTTATACTTACGACATTAAAACTGATACTGCAGGAATACCTGCACAACCCTATTTTACCTACATAAGATGGTTTCTGAAAAATCATAACATATATGAAGGTGATTTTTATTAGTTAGATATGGTTTTTACACTGTCCTATTATGCCGTGCGCGTACTTTCCATTTTTGCACTATTAAAAATGGATATCATGGAAACCGCAACAATTCTTTTGGCCATAGCCGTCGTCCTGACTATAATCGACTGTTTTATCCCGGATAAAAACCGTTAGGCCATGTTAGACTACCCAGAACAGATAACGGCATTTATTACCGCCAACTTTACACCCAGTGACCCGGACAGGGCAAACTTTAAGCGCACTACCGATGGTGTGCTGGCTTTCCTGTTTGCAACATTTCCGGAGGGCTGTATTAGTGACTACGAACTAAACGATATCCTGCTGGAGTTGGGGTATGTAAGGCACACGTGGACTAAAGATGAAGTATCATTTGAAGATACTCCGGACGCTGAAATCACAACCATTGATAAAAAATTAATTAGTGGATGGTGCATGCTCTCAGACCTTAACCTGGAGCCGGATGTATTCCACGTGCCAAAAGAAAGAAAAGGGAGGGGCAGGTAAATAAAGTCCTCCAGCATTCTAAAAACTTCTCACAGAACTTAAAATATAGCAAAGCTACCCGCCGGAGGACAAAAGTCTTCTTGTAGGTAGCTTTGTTATTTTAAGCGTTCTGTGAGAGGGGCAAATATAGTAAATACATTTTTAATTTTTATATGACCAAGATTGCAACGCCCAAAGGAAGGCTTAAAACTCCGATTTCTTATTACGGTGGAAAGCAGAGCATGCTTAAACACATTTTACCAATTATCCCGGAACATAAAACTTACGCCTAAATATTCTTTGGCGGTGGGGCGGTGTTTTGGGCAAAGCAGCCGGCAGAGGCTGAAATTATAAACGATTACAACGGCATGGTGGTTAACTTTTATGAGCAGCTAAAGCTTAACTATGATGCCCTGAAGGCTGCTATTTATGCTACGCCATACAGCAGGCAGACCTACCAAAAGGCAATGGTAGTTTATGAACACCCGTACATTTATACGCCACTGGTTAAAGCCTGGGCGTTTTGGATAGGTACCGTGCAGGGCTTTAGCAACAAGATAGGCAGCTGGAGGGCGAGCAACCCCACATCTAAAGAAGTATTGATGTGTGAGAATAAAAAGCTGCTGATCACTCCGGAACTTAGCGCGCGCCTGCGCCACGTGCAAATTGAATGTGTTGATGCCATTAGGCTTATTGAGCGTTTGGATAGCCCGGACACTTTCTTTTACCTTGACCCGCCTTATGTAGATAGTGACCAGGGCCACTACGGTGGTTACACTCAGGAACACTTTAACCAGTTACTGGATGCGCTGACCAGGATAAAGGGCAAATTCTTATTAAGCAGCTACCCTAACGAGGTATTAGACCGGTACCGATCTGAACAGGGTTGGGACAGTGACGATAAGAACATGCACTTATCAGTCTCACAGAATAACCGCCGTAAAACTGAATGCCTTACTGCTAATTACCCAATTAGATAAATGAAGCCCTCCATGTGAGGGCTTTTTGCTGTCCTATTATTCGGCAATACCGCTTTCCACTTTTGCAATATGGAAAGTATCCAAAAATGGTTAGACACCGGTTGCAAATACCCTGAAGGCGTAGCGCTGTATGCTGCTATACCCGGATGCATGCTGGCATTACTTAAGCGCCTGCAGGAAGGCCAAAACCCTGTAAATCATGAGAAGCTTAAATATGAGCTCCGGAAGATTTTAAAACAAAATATTGTGCCGGCGCAAGAAGTGCCGGTTGTAACGACCTCACCCCCGGCCCCTCTCCAAAAGAGAGGGGAGAAAGCGGCCGCAGTACCCCAGGCACCGGCAGAACCGCCGGCACAGGATGCAAAGCAAAAACTGCTGTTCCATCACCTACCGGCAGAGCTGCGCCCGGTCCTTCAGGAAGCAAACGCCCTGTTTGCCGAAAAGTGTTTACTCAAGACACTACTTAATGACCTGGCACCGGAAATGGAAAGTGAAGCGCTGGAGCTGTGCCTGCGCATTTACGCACTAACACAAAAAAATGCGCGCTGCTGGCAGAAAATAGACTACTGGCAGGAACATAGAAAAGTGCCACCACTTGAGATACCCAAACATTCTACCCTGGGCGGCGCACAGCTGGCCAAGAAACAACAAAACCTTTTTAGCAGCATAAGCCGGCTTAAAAAACGCCTGGAACAAAACCGCCTGCAGTATGAAGCCGAAAAGCGACCGGCACCGCGTGCCAGGCTAAAAAATGCCTTGGCTAAAAAGGAAGGCAACCTGATAAAGCAGGAAGACGAACTACTACACATTACCTCATTAATTGAAGCTAAAGCATGAGTAAGACCAGGGCAATGACCGTGATAAATCGCGATGACAATACATTTCAGCACATACTGGCACACCATAGCAACCCGGACGCATTTCCGCTTAATGATAAGCAACAGGAAATAGTTACAAGGTGGCGCGCAATTTTCGCCATGCAGCTACGTGGCCATAACCGCATGTACATAATTAAAATTTTGGAAAAGGATGGCCTGTCAACATCGCAGGCCTATGCTGATTTTAAAAATGTAGAGTCTCTTTTTGGCAGTGTTTTAAAAGCCGATAAAGAGTACCAGCGTGTGCTGTGGCTTGCGCGTGCGGAGGAAGATTATTTACGGGCCAAACAAAAGGGCAAAGACGAGCTCGCAGCAAAAATACATGCAGACATAGCCAAATATAACGGCCTTGATAAGAATGAGGACGAGGCAAGCTTTAATGCTGAAAAACTCGAAAACAGCACTCTGGAGCTTTCATTTGGTAAAGAGACTGTGGAAATGATGAAAAATTTTGCCACTAAAGGTAAAACCAACGTCGTGAATTTTAACAGCTTTAATGTGGTTGATATCTCCCACGAAGATTTACCGGCGGATGAAGAAGATTAAAAGAATAGTCCTAACCGGTCCGCAAGGCCATGCAGTACTAAGCCTTCAAAAACTTAAGTTTTTAGAATGGGGCCGTGGTGCGGGCAAATCTACCATCCTGGGCTATTTTATGCTGCAGTTTGTTACCCAGATGCCTATGGCGTCCTTTTTTCTTGTGGGCTCTACCTATTCGCAAATTTTATCGCGCACGCTGCCATCTACAAAAGAGGGCTTGGCCATGTTCAATATTTTTGAAGATGTAGATTATGTTATTGGCCGCTGCGGGAAGGATAAAGGCTTTAAAATGCCATTTCAGGCTCCTAACCAGTGGAACAATGTTATCCACTTTAGCAACGGGGCTATTTTTATCCTGGTATCACTTGATAACAAAAATAGCGGCCGTGGTATGAATACCTATGGCGGTATGGGCGATGAGGCTGCCTTATTTGACCCTGAAAAACTATTTAACAACGTACAGACTACTAACCGCGCGCAAAAAGAGTTTTTTAAAAAGTGCTCTATGCTGCAGGCCGAGGTGTACGCATCATCGACACCGCTTACCAAAGCAGGCAAATGGTTTACCGATCAGGAAGCTAAAGCGCTGCTGCCGGAAAATGAAAACGAGATCTATTTTAGTTCGGCCAGCTCCCTAAGCAACCCTCACAACGCTAAGCTATGGTTTAAGCGTATGAGGGATAACGCGGTATCGCAGCTATTATATAATGCTGAGATACTAAACATACGCCCCAAAACCATTACTGATGGCTTTTACCCTAACCTTACGAAGCGCCATTATTATACCGACTACGACCAGAACTACCTGGAGGGGCAAATATGGATGCCTAAAGAAAAGAATGGCGGCATTAGCCTTACATGTAAACAGGATAACGATAGGCAGCACAATGAGCCGCTTATAGTATCGCTGGATTTTGGTGTGTTTAATAGTTGCGTGGTATCTCAGGCACACAAGGACCTGAATGAATATCGCGTGCTTAAGAGCATGTGGGTTAAAAGCCCTAAGCTTCTTAGTGACCTATTCCTTGAGCAATTTATACCATACTACAAAGACCACGGCGATAAGACCATACACCTGTATGGTGGCCATGATGGTAACCATGACCAGGCTAACGCTGCTGAGACATTGTTTGAGCAAGTGGCCACACTATTGCGCGCCCATGGATGGAGTGTATACACGCTTACCAGAGGCCAGGCCGCAAGGCACCATGCTAAGTACTTACTTATAAATGCTATGCTGAAGGAGACACAACGCAGCCTGCCACGGATACGTATTAACCAGGATAACTGTGCCGATCTTATTGTAGCTCTTGAGCATGCCGAGGCCAAGGAGGGCAACAGTGGCGTTGAGAAAGAAAAGAAGCATGAGCGTAATAAGTCTATGCTGCAGCAACACACCACCCACTTAACCGATGCTTTTGATGTGCCCATCTATGCTCTATACAACGACCTGTTTACCGGAAGCAACCTTACTGCAGGCGAGTCCGGCATCATATTGTTAGGCTAACACACTCCCCTTACCTACTTACCCGCACCGCCCCTGCCCCCCAGGGGCGGTGCCATTTCATATATCCTGAAATCTCGAAAATGGAGAGTGCAGAAATTTAAAGGACGTGGCGAGGTTGGCAGAGAGAAAATGGAAAAATCTGCGGGTTCGCGACGGTTATAAAATTGGTTATCAAACACTTTCGGCTTTTTGGTTCGGAAAAGGTTATGTGAGCAGGCCTTAAAAGTGCTGTCCTATTTAAAAGATGTGGCAAATATGAATTTAGCCGCATGGAAAATGGCACGATAACACTTTCACAGGCATTAGAAATTATGAGACGGCGTGATGCTTACGGCAGCCTCATACATTTTAATATCACTTTCAGGACGTTTAGCGCTACCACAAAAAAGGGCGGCAAGCTAAAAGAAATTGACGGCGCAATTTATATGTACCCGGCTAATCCGGATGCAGATAAGCCTATCAATATTTACAACCTGCTCGACCCGGTAGTAACTGCCAAAAACCCCAACCACTTTGAGAACCGCACCCGCAACATACAGCTGCCAAATGGCGAAATCCGCAAAGTGAACATTGATTTCATAATCTCAATTAACGACCAAAAAGTTATTTATTAATGAACGATACAATATTTGTAGGCGACTTCGCTTTGAGTTCGTTTAAGGGGGGCGGCTCTGTGTATGCCTTTACCAACACCACCGCTAAGGGCGAAGATACCGTTACCACACTGCAGGTCGATACCAAAGACAAAGTGGGCACCATAGCCTCGTGGGGTACCGCGAACGATTACCCTCAGGATATCCTGAAGCGTGTAAAACTTAACGGCGCTGCCACATCGGCGCTGCGCCTGCTGCGCAAGGCGCATTACGGCAATGGCCTTGTTCTTATGACCCACGGTGTTACCGAAGACGGTAAACATGATCATAAGATAGTGCCTACAGAAAGCCAGCCGGTCATAAAAGATTTCTTTAATAAATCTCAAATGAACCGTTTCTGGAAAGAAACGATTACCGACCTCGAGTATTTTTCTATTGCGTTCCCGGAGTATATCCTGTCAAACGATTACAACACAATAAACAGGGTTAAACGCCAAAAAGCTGCCTGGTGCCGCTTTGAGGTAATGAACGAAAAGAGCGGCCTTATTGAGAATGTTTATATCTCAGAGAAGTTTGGAAAGTCCAGCGTAGCTACAGACAGCATCTATGTGGCCACCGTGCCGGTTATCGATAGCTACTGGAGTGCTGAAGAAGTTAAAGAATACTGCAGGGTAAACAAAATACACAATTTTGTCCGTCCGGTATTTTACCCGCTTATAGATGAGGCCTACTACCCTGAAGCCGAATGGCACAGCATTACAAAATCGGGCTGGCTCGATGTGGCCAACTCAATCCCCGAATATAAAAACAACCTGTTTAAAAACCAGGTATCGATAAAGTATCTCATCGAAATTGACGAGCGCTACTTCCAACAAATGTATTTAGATCAGTGGATAAAATTCAATCCTGAAGAGCGCAAGGCCATACGTAAAGCAGTAATCGATTCTATAAACGATCACTTATCAGGCAATGCAAATGCCGGCAAGTCTATCCAGTCAATGAAGTTGGTAGATGCAAAAGGCGAAACCATTTCGGCCATCACTATAACCACCATCGATGACAAATTTAAAGATGGTTCCTACCTGCCTGAAGCCGAAGCGGCCAACTCCGAAATTTTATTTGCTATTGGTGTAGACCCTTCACTGGTGGGCGCAGGTATACCCGGTGGCAAACTTGGAGCCGGTTCCGGATCAGATAAGAGTGCGGCCTTTAATATCCTGTCAGCGCTCTTTAAAACAAACCGCGAAACTACGTTGGAGGTTTTCGATTTCATTCGCGATTACAACGGATGGGACCCGGCCATTACCGGTGCTTTCGAGAATACAATACTAACCACCCTGGATAAAAACCCAACCGGGCAGGAAAAAGTTACCAATTAATGATACTTAACAGCACACCCGATTTAAAAAAGCATGTGGCCGTAGGCGCAAGCTTTGTATTTGATGACCTGCAGCCGTACATATCGCAGGCGGTTGATGAGTTTACAAGCAAATATGTAGGCGAGCTTGATGAGATACTGGCCAATGAAGCAACTGAAGGCGCTAACATGGCCAAGCTAAATAAAGCACGGCATTACCTGCAGGCGGCACTGGCAAATTTTAGCCTGTACATCTACACACCGGTAGGCACTATAAATATAGATGGCTCCGGTATGACTAATACTGTCACAGATAAACGTGCGCCACTGTCTTATTACGAAAAAAAAGATGTGCAGCGCACTTTCCTATCTGCAGGGCATAAGGCAATGGACAGGCTGCTGGCCTACATGGAAAAAAACAAAGTAGCGTTCCCGGAATGGGCAGCATCTACCCAATATACCGAAAGCAAAAAGCTATTAGTAAATAACACCGAGACATTTAATGCCATCTATAATATTTACGAAAGCCGCCAAACCTACCTGGCACTACAGCCTGCCATTAGCCAGGTTGAAGACAAGTATATTCGGACCTTCCTGTGCCCTGAACTTATTAAGCACTTAAAAACCGCAGAGCTTACCGATGTGCAGCTTGAGGCAAAAGAGTTTTTGCAGAAAGCAATCGTGGCATACACCATTGCCAAAGTGGCCAATGAGGGCATTTTTAATATAGATGCCGCGAGCATAATGCTAAAGTTTGACGTGCTGAGTACAGATAAAATACAAAGCGCTGATTATGGAAAGCCTGCAGAGTGGCTTACCAATACCGTTGCAAATCATACAGCGAATGGGGATAACTATCTCAAAATGGTAGTAGATATTATTACTAAAAACATTGATGAGTTTAACCAGTGTGCCGCGCCTATTATCGTATCAGATAGCTCAGGCGGATATCAGGCAATAGTTACCCAGAGCGTTATTGGCCTTTAGGGCTGTCCTATTATAAAAAGTCCTATAAACCGAATTTTACACCATGTCAGTAAACGCTTCTAATAGTCAAAATTCCTGCGGTACCTGTGGCGAAAATTCGCCCGGTCCTGGTGCCGATATAGAACAAAACAACATTCCCCGCAGGATCAGGTTAACAAGATATACTCTTAACCCGGATGAAAACGTAACCATTGCTCAGGTAGTTGAACGGCTTAACGGTATCTCGTTCAGTATATCTCCTATAGAAACTCCGGTTACAGTAGCCTACTCGGTGTTATCTTTAGCTGCAGGGAGTGTGGAAGCTGTTACCCGGCTTTACTTTTTTAATGCCGGGAAGGGAACTTATGGCAGCGGAGGTACAGCCGTTGTTGACGGCAATCTTAGTTACATAACCACGCAGGGCACCACTACCCAGGATATAGAAAACAGCAGTAATACGGTGTTTATAGATTTAGGAGTTTTACCGGATGGTGACTATCTAACAGCCGCAAACGGCGAAGGGCGCGACCTGAGCGACCCTGATAAAATTTATTTTTTCACTTATATAAAAGACGGACAAAACTACCTGGTCAAAGTTCAGGATGCTGAAGGTTATTATGGCGGCGACTACGAAAACCAGCTTACGGCTGAAAATTTAATCCCATCGGGAGTTACGCAAGAAGCAGAGCCCGTTGACCAGGATAACATTGATATCAAACAATCATATATTACTAGTATACCTCTAACTTTATCTGGCGTTGCAGGTAGGGTTAATAGTGGAGATACATTCACCGTAAGTGAGAAGGAAAGCCTTTGGATTTTTGTTAATACACGGGGTACCTTCAATAATCCAGGCACTACTGCAAAATATAAAGTGTTTAATAAGGGTAAGGGTACTTACGGCCTGCTTGGTAACAAAACTATTGCTGCCGGCGACTTACAGTTGTTCTGGGAAACACCGGCAACCCCTGCAGATGTAGCAGATGACCCTGAAACAGATACTTTTCAGTTTGGTAATTTAACGTCTCTTACCATTTCACAATGGCTTAATACAAAAATATCTCCTTTAATTATACAGCCGCAAAATGAGGGCTATACCTTATTTAAAGGTACGGTTAACGGCGACGCTACTACTTATTTATGGACAGGCGTATCCGGTATTTACGGTTCCGGCCGCTTGCAAAGTAGCGAATTAGATTTTCAGATTTTTAGCGAAAGCGAAACCGGAAATCCAACTACCTTAATTTTGGGAGAAACCGATACCACAGCATACAGGGGAGATCGAGGCGCGGCAGCTTATACACATTCATTAGCTACCGGCAACCCGCATGGCACGCAAATGGGAGATATACCCAATTTGGTTACCTGGTTAAACGATCGCCTTATAGGCAGCAGGGCCGCAGATAGCGACCTGCAGGTTACCACCGCGCCAATAACACAAAACAAATATGTAGACAGTATCAGGATGTTTAACCTGTTAGCATGGTTTAAAACACAGGCTGCAACTATTTCCGGAGGCTGGAACTTTACGGGCAGCCTTAAAAAAAACGGTGTAGACGTTGCTACCGTTGCAGATATCGGGGCGCTAAATTTTTCATTAGAGTTTGGCCAGCTTAACCCGGTCTTGTTTATATCATTTAATGCTAAGGTAGCTATTGATGGTATACTTCTTATCCGTGCCATAACATCGGTAGCGGAATATCAAATGTACACCCCTACAGCTATTGGTATTGTAAGAACCACATTGGCAGCCATCAACGCTGATATCAATGCTCTTACTACATCACAAGGAAATGCCGGGTTTACCATCCGTATAAAATGTGTTATTACAGCCGGCGAGAGTATAGGTATGGCAACACTTAAAGCACACACGATATGAGCTACCAGCATTTAAAGAGCTCTTTCGAAATTAAAGAACGATGCATACGCCTCGACGGGGCTAACGATTATATAGATATACCCGGTAACAGTTTTTACAACATCGGTATTTTGCCATTTACATTTATGATGCGGGTTATTTGGTTAGGCGGTGGTGCTGGTACCACGAGTTTTGCAACGTCTTTCATACGAAAAAATGCAGCGGGGGGTGTAACTAAAAGATTTGTAATGAACGTAATCAGCACCACTACTTTTCAGCTGGTCCTGGTAGATAATGGCAATACCTCATTTACGTTTACACTGCCTATATCCTATTTCGTGCAGGACGGCTTTACAACGTTTGTAATAACAAGAACAGGAAGCAATAATGCTGCTAACACCGATACTGCAAACTGGCCATCCTCTGTACGCAACCCTGCAAATTACCATGCATTTATAAATGGAGCCGCCGTAAACTGGGCTACCATGCCATCGGGTATGGTGCCGGATGATGTAGATAACCCCGGCACGTTTACCCTGGGTGCCGGTGCTAATTTTGGAACTCTTGTTACAGGTTACATTGACAAATTTGGGGTGTATAACAGGGCTTTAACTAATGAGGAAATTGCCTCTTTAGAACTGGGAAATATCCCTAATGAGGGCGCAAAAGGCTTCTGGGGCTTTGATGGCACAATGGCCGATTATAGCAGCGTTAGCAATAATGCCAATCTGATAAATAACGCATTGTCTGACTTGTACGTATATCCGCGCACAAACTGCATCGTGGTTTTTGGTTATAACACTACAGTAACAAAAACATGGGCATCGCCTGAAACAATGCGGGTAACAAGCTTTATCCGTTTTGGCGGTACCACAACAGCGGCGTACAGTTTAGACGGTACCAACTTTACAACACTAACATTTACAAGCGATCTGGCCACAGTATCTATCAACCTTACCCAGGGGCAAACGGTATGGCTGCGGGCTACCACCAGTGGCAACTACAAAGGCGCAATCCAAATTAACTATTAAAAAATTAAACATGTACGGAATAGTCCCTATAACAAAATTTCCCTTGCTGCTGCAGTATTATAAAGTACTAAGCCAGGTGTTTAAAAACGGTAATAACGATAACCCCGTTAGGTTGCCTTTCGTTCTTCTGGAAGATGATTTTGATGCGGCTCAAACTGCCGAAATTTTAGCACAGACTGGACAGGTTTTCGAAGATGCTAACGACTACAACGAGTGGAAAGAGGCGCAATAATAACGTAACATTTAAATCATTATAATTATGAAAAAGTTCAGAGAGTATTTTAAAGATTTCAAAAAAGAGAGATTCCTCGGCGATTTTCTATTTGGTATATCGGTGCTGCTATTTATGGCCGGTTGTTTCGATAAAAAAGAAGATCCGGCGGATAGTATTTATGTTGTCCTCTGCATTTTAGGGCCGTTTGCAACATGGGTAATAGCATTTTTAGTTGATTGGTTCCAAGGGCAGGGACATAAAACGGCTGTGAGGATTGTAAAAGAATGGCAAATGAAGCTGATAGGTTCGGCTATAGGTATTCTTATAGTCGTGCCATTGTTTTTATTATTTGAAATAAAAAGATGGAATTTACCGCTACTAATATCTTCCGGTGTATGCTTCTTAGCATTTATACAAATTACTGGGGTGGTACAGAACTACATTAAGAATAAGGCAAAAAAGAAAGCAGCGAAAGAAGCTGCGGCCAAAAAAGCGGCGGGACTAAAATAATGAAAAACTATTTCCTAAACCTCGCTATTACCACCAGGTACTTTGGGTTTGATATAATTCTATTTATCGCCGGCATTGCCGGCGGTATAGTTTTTTTAAGCAAAGACAATAAGCTTTCGCCCTGGAAGAAATTTTTATCGGTGCTCTCCGGGGGCTTAACCGCAAACTACCTAACGCCCATTGTAGGCCAGTGGCTCCACCTTTCAGATGACACGCTGTACGGCATTGCATTTATGCTTGGCTACGGAGGCCTGCGATCTGTAGAGGCAATTTTTATCGCATTTATTAACCGGGCAAAAAAAGCAGAGTAATGATGACACCCGAATTATATGTATCGAGCAGGCTGCCATACGCCAAGGCTGTGCAGCAAAAACGAGGCTATCATTATTTGATACCCTTAACCCAGGGCGCACTGGAGAGTGCGTGGGGCGAGAAATCTGTAGGCAATAACGACTTTGGTATAAAAGATACCGACGGTATAAACGGTAATGAGCAGCTGATCACTACAACCGAATATTTAAAGACCGCCACAGCCAAATTCCCGGTAGTAATTAAAGTAGTGCGCGTGGGCAAGCTATTTAAGTATACCGTTAAAGACTGGTTCAGGAAGTACGCCAGTGTACAGCTTTGCTTTGAAGATCATTGCGATTTTTTTGAACGCAACCCGCGCTATAAAGAGGCGCTAAAATATAAAATGGACCCGGACCGGTTCTTTGAAGAAATAGCGAAAGCCGGTTACGCAACAGCTCCGGACTATGCCAAGACCCTGAAACAAGTAAAACAATCAGTAATTAAACGCTTACCTAAATGAAAATAATAACCTTACTACTCGCAGCGCTGCTCATGTTCGGCTGCGGTGCACGCAAAACAAATACACTTAAAAGTGAATTTGAAATTACAAAGGATTCTGTAGCTACCGAAAATACCAATGTTCTTGCTGTTATTAATACCGTAACGCAAAACGAGTCGGAAACCTTTACAGATACCTATGAGCCTGTAGACCCCACCAAGCCTATGGTTATAGATGATGGTAAAGGCAATATAAAAACGATAACCAACGGTAAAAAGACTTCTACCAAAACACAGGAAAAAAGTAAAAGCAATAGCCAGGAGAAAACTACAACCACAACGGCAAAAGCTGCAGCTGTAAAAATGATAGCAAAAGCTACTACCGTTGCAAAGGCTTCAGAGCGGGAAGGAATTAAATCCGGGCTATACATTATACTTTCAGGCGTTGCGGTGTTGTTTCTGCTATGGCTTTTTATTTTGCGTAAAAAGAACACAAATGAAAGCGATATCCTTTAGCATACCCGCATCTTGGGATGAGCTTAGCGATGGCCAGCTGTACAAAATTGCGGCACTGTTGCATTCCGGTAGGAAGGGCCCGGCGTTCGACTGGGCTGTTTTCCTTATCCTGGTTAACCTGCGCTGGTACACCTGGCTTAAAAATTACCGCGTGTATAAAGTTTTGGGCGATGTACCGCTGTCAGAACTCAGGCAGCATTACAAGTTTATTTACAAAAGTGCCGACCGCACCATATTCCCAAAATCGTTATTAACGCCCTGGGAGCGCTTTAAATTCTGGAAACAGCTAAGTACACCCGGCGCACGCCTAAGCACGCTTACGGCGGCAGAGTTTGCCAGTACAGAGAGCATGGCCAAGTTGTGGGATAAAGAGAGGCACCGCAACCCGTTACAATATATGGCGGCTACCATCTACAAGCGCAGCGGCCCAGTATTTGATAATACCGCGTTGCCCCATCTTGCAAAACAGTTTGATAATGTACCACTGCACAAATTACTGGCCATGGAGCTCGCTTATAATGGCAGTAAGAATGCCCTGGTAAAACGTTACCCGGTGGCGTTCCCTAAAAGTAACGGCCCGGCAACCGGCGGCAAGCAGTATGGCTTTGGTAAAGCAGTGCTTACTATGGCCGGTGGCAAGTTTGGCAGCCATAAAGAAACGGGGCAAACCAATATTTACACCTTCCTTGAGGAATTTGAGGAAAACATTAAAGCAGCTAAACAGTAATGGCAAGAATATCCCACACCCAGGTAACAGAACTGCACCGGCTATTAGCCCAGTGGCATAAACAAATTAATGGTTTCTACCGCTTTGATATGGCAGAGCTTGCCGGCGAACTACGCAATGGCGTAGAAACGCCGGTGCTTATGCTGGAGAGCTACAGCGGCCAGGTAAAAACCAACCCTAACAAAAGCACCAACTTTAAGGACCGCGATATCTCTTTTTTGCTGTTAGACTTTGCCGGCAAGGCAGATGATTACGATAAGCACGACGAAGTACTTTCCCGCATGGAGGAAATTGGCGACGATATCGCCTCAATGCTCGACCGCCTCAGTAAAGACAGGAACCACTGGCTGTTTATGCTATTCGATGCCGGCACCTTCCGTATGGAAAAGGTGGGGCCCATTATGGATAATATGTATGGCTGGAATATCCTCTATACCCTGGGCAGCAGGAACCCGCTTTGCTTTGAGCCGGATAAGTGGGAACTAAGCTCCCCAGTGCCCGAAGTGGGAGCCTAAAAAGGCTGTCCTATTAAAAAATACAGATCAGATCTACTTTTATAATCTCTTTTACTAACTAATGCTTTAGTCATGAAGTAATCCTTTTTTTGTCCATTGTAAGTATTTTAATTTTTCCCGCCCTGGCCTGTAAGCCGGGGCGGGTTTTTTGTTGCAAAAATTTATAACTTTGTAAAAAGAGGTCATGAGCATTCCGAGGCAAATTGAAGACGGTACATTAACTTTAGGAACTCTTAGCAAACTTGTAACAAGTAATGAAGTGTTATCTAAAGAATGGAAAGTTAAGTTAACCTGGGGCTTTAAACTGGGCAAACTTTATGGTAAAGTAGTCGATGGCCCGTTTGTGCAGGAAAAATTTTATGAAGGCGAATACACCCATATATTGCTTGCCCGAATGCATTATGATTTTAGCCTGGCGTTGCAACCGCTGATCGAGGCGAAGCAGCGCGCCATACGGCTGGCCAGCCTGAACAGAAAGAAAGGTGGCGATGATGATGTGAAGACAATGGGTGAACGCGCGCAGGAGATCAGGGATAGTGAAGTAGAAAAATAATTTATTTAATTTAAAAGTAATTATTTGTTAATTTACTGTGTATATCTTAAAGAAATCTTAACCACTGTGGTATTTTATATTGCTTTTTTTATTTTAGTGTTTCCAACAATAGCACCACATCTATGGAAACACCACATCTTAAAATTATTAAAAAAGAATGCGAGGTCATTATCAAACAAATAATTGAGGAAAATTCGAATAGGAGCGAGAAGTATCAGTTTTTTATGTTAATGGCAACTCTTGATTCGATCGAGTGGCATTTCAATAACCTCAAGGATAGATTAGTTACAAAATTTTCTAACGAGAATATCGAAGTTAATAAAAGGGAGCTTCAACAAATTATAATGGGCAATGCAAAAAAATGTATAGATTCATTAATGCGTGTAAAAGGAACAGTAAATATGGGATGATTGTTAATGTATTGTATTCTAATGTTAATGATTGCAATATGTTATAATTATAATCATAATTTTGAAGTACACTAAACCCTTAAAATCATGTCAGATAGAACAACTTACCATGTAAACCATGTAAATGGGCGATGGCAGGGGAAAATTGAAAATCCAGCTCGGGCATCATTTACTGCTGAAACTAAGGATGAAGCAATAGCAACTGCCGTAGAACTTGCAAAACATAACATGCCCAGCTCTGTGCGAATTCATAAACTTGATGGCACCTTTGAAGACGAGCGAACATTTCAGGATGATCCGTTCCCACCCAGAGGGTAACACAAAACCCCGCAATTAGCGGGGTTTATTTTTTACCGGTAGCTACTATTATTCGCTACCGGCTGCTGCAGGTTAAAGCTCCGAACTTTATACAGGAAATTAAAAATTAGTAATGTTGCCTGCGGGGTGGGGTTAGGTTATTTCATGTTTAGGGTTTAATAGTTCATCCATATTACTTCTTGTTTTTTATCGGCGCTCATTGCATGGCCGCGGGGCCTAAGCTTTACCTTCCGCCAATTTTTATACAGGTCCCTGTATAATTTACTTTCATAACCGCTTACCATGGCCTTGCCATTTATCTTTTGCAAATGACCTGCAGCTTCAATATGATCTGCATCGCTAAATTCGTGGTTATACCACTTTTTATAATTGCGGGTTTTAAGTTCATACGGAAAGTCAACATAAAAAAAAGTGTCCGGGCGATCATACTTCTTTAGCATATCGCGGTAGTCCAGGCTTTCAATTTGAATTGTTTTTAAACGTTCTATAATTTCGGGAAGCTTCTCCAGGGTAGAGATAAATTTAGTGACGTTTTTGCTCATTCCTTTTTCGCTGGTAGCTACGCAGGCATTAAAGCCAGTATGTTGTTTGAGGCCTGCGCCCTGAAAACTCATTTTGCAACGCACGTAAAAGCGACGTGCGCGCTCAATATCACTTGCGCCAGGTAGATTTATTGGGAAGCAGCTGTTATACTCTTCACGTGCAACTGGTGTTAAATAAATCGCCTGATATAAACCTTCCGGATCTACTCGCAATGTTCTAAAAAAGTTTACAACATCACCGTCAAGATCGTTAGCAGTATCCATTTTGCTGGGCGTTTTGTTTAATGTCACAGCCATGGATCCGCACATCAAATCTACAAAGTGGAAATGCTCCGGAAAATTTAAATAGAGTTCCTCCAGATACTGATACTTTCCACCAAAATAATTAAAGGCCAGTACTTTTTTTCCTATCAGTGTTGTCATTATTTTATCTTATCTTTCTTAGTACTCGTTTTCACTCCTGCAGGCGCAGCGGCTTTCTGTAATGCGGCCACTTTCTCTTTTGTGCGCTCGATCCGCGCTACAGCTATTTGATTTTGCTCTGCTCTGATTGCCGATACCGGTACATTTTTATTGTTGTTGGCGAGATGGATTATCATTCTGCCCTCAAGGGTATGACCAGTCATGCTGTTTTGCGCTTTACTAAACATGATCATTGCTAAAATCCTTTTCTTTTGCTCGGCAGTTAAAGCGGTTATTTCCATCTGCAATTTTTCAACCGACTCGTGTTTATCGCTTAAGACCACGCCCATCTTTTTGAAATATGTCCGAAGATGCCATAAGCCAACATGCTGCATTGCAAAATATATAAGCATGGTATATACAAGGTCATCATCCAGTTCGAAATCAAGCGCCGCCTTTTCGTATATTTCGGGCTTCAAAGCCTCAATAATACGCGCATGCACCTTTTCGTCATCAAGCTCAAGCGATCGCTTTGCGCGGGTTTCTATTCGCAAAATCTCGGCTTTGGTTTCTTTGTCGTTGGCCGTTTCTTTGGCTACCGGTGCGCTTACCCACATCTTAGTAACTTTGCCTTTGTCCGGGCCTGAAACATGGTAGACTTCTTTTTGTACAGCACCTTCTTTTTTAACGGTAGAAAAGTCGCTGTCGCTTTTTAAGATGGGTATATTGTAATCTTTGGCTATAGTAGCTATTTCCGGATTAACTTCATAGCTAAAATGCCTGCCAATTAGCACATCCTTAGCGGTGGTTACAATTTCCTGTACCTGGCTTTGAATATGTAAATCAGTTTTTAGCGAATGGCAGGTTTTATTAAAGCAGCTGTCCGTTGCCTGCATATCTGCAAAAAGTAACGGGTTGCTTTTGCTACGTTTGGGGCACACCACGCAGGCGGGGGCATGGTCAAAAAGTTTATCGAGCGGAAACTGCGCTTTGCTCAGGTCTACCGACTGGTTGTGTACTTCCTGTGTTAACCTCTTGATGGTGCCGTATCCGGACACGTTGTACGAATTTTTATAACTCTTAAAAATGTACAGATGTTGCTCTTCATCCAGTCGCGCAATAAGTACGGCATGGCCTACGCCCAGGTCGTGGTTATAAAAATCTTGTTTAATATCTACAATAAGGTCGTTCAGCTTTAAACGCTGCAGTATATACGTTTCGTGCTTTGCCACCTTAGCGGCAATATCGGCGGTTTGGTACCGGCCGGTATCAATCATGCGCTTAAATGCTTTTGCCTCATCCAGCGGGTGCACCTCTTTGCGCTGCAGGTTCTCAATGATCTGCAGCTCGAAAGCCTGGTCATCAGTCAGGTCGCGAATACTGGCCGGTATGGTGGTTCGCCCTACCATTAAGGATGCGCGGTACCGGCGTTCGCCGCACACCAGTTCAAACCCGCCGATAACGCGGGGCCTAACGGTTATGGCCTGCAATACGCCAACTTCTTTAATGCTCTCTGCAAGCTCCTGCAGCTCTGCCGGGTTAAACTCCTCCCGGTAATTGGATGCGTAATGCACCTGGTCTATTTCCAGATGCATTAATTCGGCTTCATGTGTACTCATAATTCTGTTGTTAAAGGGATTAATATTATGTTAATTCAATCTTTTCAGTTTTCGAATAATCATGAATTTTCTGATCCATTACACTTATGGCTTCGGTTACCGACGTAGCAAAATACCATTCGCTTTTGGCTTCTTTTTCACTGGGATAATGATAATGCCCCATTGCATGCACTCTGATTTTTTGCTTTTGATGACTGGAAGCTGTTATCTCGAGTCCGCAGCTGTATGAACTACAGCCGGGATGCAATTCTTTTACTTTTTGTAAAATGATTTTTTGTAATTTCTCCAAAGTCATAATTCTATTGTTAAAGGGGTTTATATTAATTTTTAGTTCCTGCATCTATTTTGCTCGATCGCATACGGTAGTTTTTTTGGTCGGGATCTTTAGTCCAGGTTTCCATTATTCCTTCAGGCGCCTTGTAGAATAGAATGTAAGGGTCATTTGCCGCCTGCAGCTCGTTAAATTTCTTTTCTGCTTTGGCAAGGATATCGGTGCGGATTTTCCAACCGGAACGATTTGCAATGATGTATTTCTTTCTATTTACCATTACTTACCCTCCTCCTCTTCTTTGTGATTCGGATGCTCAATAAAGATGTCTCTTTCAGTACAGAAAGCTTCAGCTGATTCTTTGGAATAATCCTTTATAAAGTGACGGCACATTTCCCTGTCCGGAAAATCTATTCTTTCAAAAACAATTTTATCGGGGTCCTCAGGTGTTTGGCCAATGGCCTGAACAATCACGCAGTCCCATAATGTGCCCTCATCGTTTTCTAATTCATCGATGTACAGTAATACATTCGGCAGCTCTGTTGCAGTTTCAATAATTTTAAAGTTCATTAGTCTTTTCTATTCGCGTTTGTAATTCCTCTATTTTTGCCTGCTTACGGGCATTAAACCTGGTAAGCATTTCGTTTTTTAATTTTAGATCATGGTAGTTATCCAGGGCAAAAAGCAGTACGTCGGTCGCGTTTTTTAATTTTTCCTCCTTGGCGATTCTTTCGAGCTGGGCTTTTTGTACCTCTTTAAACTGCCTAATATGTGCGCTCTTTTTTATCATTTGTAGTCAAATTGCTGCTTATTTAAGTACATATTAGAAAATCAGCTTGTCGTTAAGACCTTCGCGCACCGTAAAAAATCCGTCATCATACAGTGTGCGCAGGGCAGGTCGTAATTTTGCCATCGTTACACCAAGTTCCTGCTGCAGTGCAATAATGCTCAGGCCGCAGCATGGACCGCGCTGGCGGCGGTGGCCAATTATTGCAAGCTTGATGGTTTCTATAAGTTCCATGTAGCTTATTTAAGTAATGGAGGTTGCGCGTACAGGCGCAACGGCCCTTCATTTGCACCGGGTTTGATAATTATCCGGCCTTTAAGGTCTTCGTCTATAGCTGCCATGTACTTTTTTATGATCAGTATTGCATATTCATTATCGGTATTGATACAATGGTTAAGTGCATATACTAAAACCACCGCCTGGGGCACTTTAAGGCTTAATGAGAACTGCGACAGCCGCCCTTCTATTTTGGTTCGCAGCAAGAACCACAGGTCACTTAAAATATCCGTTTCCAACATCTGGTCATAAAATGTAATGGTGAGCTGCTGATTAATTTTTTCATGTATGGAATCGCTGTACACCTTTACCATTTCCTGTAGTGAAGCGGCATCGCCACGGCTCACTTTTTTTATTGAAACCGGTGTCATCGGATATCTTCAATTAAAAGGCCGGTCTTATTATCGTAGAACTGCAGCACCTTGATTTTGTTCGCACGATCAGGATCTTTAAAAAAATTATTTTTCATGTATTCAATTATCCAGTGCTTATCCTTGCCGTTGTGTTTGTCGAAATTGAACCAGCAGATATTGTCTTTTTTATCGTCTGCGAGGCCTACCATTTTAATATCGTTGGTGGAGGTAACCCCGTTCATTGCTTTAGTGGCCATTATTAAAAACGTGTTTAAGGTGGTTAATAGCCTGCTCTCCTCCATCATCAACAATTTCAACTTCGATAAATTCGGCACCTTTCATTCTCGCCTGATAGGGTATTCGGTTAAGGATCGTTTGCAGTTCCACAAGCTCCGCCGGAGAACATTTCTTTAAAAATTCTTCGGGTGTGAGTTCAATGTTTAATTGTAAGATTGGCATATATAAATTTGTTAAAGGGTTATGCGGTGTATGTAATTCCTATTTTTTTGGCGCGCTCAATAAAAATATTGACCAGCTGCTGCCTGTATTCCGGCGGAAGGTTTTTGTTAACGTAATCTTCGAGCTGCGCCAACGGCATATCTCCGGAGAAATGTTTTTTAACGGCCGCGTCAAGCTTGCGCCTGTGGCTGTTACGTGCTTTCCGATTTTGCTTATCAAGCTCAGCGCGGCGTTTTAACTGCGAGTCGGCATCAATTTTTAGCTGCAGCTTTTGGTAATGCTCATCCCAAAATTTGTACGTAGTTTCAAAGCGAACGCCCTCCCTGTCATGGGTATTAAGGTAGAAAGATGGGTATTGCGGGGTGCCTTTTGCAGGGTCTTTACGGCGGCGGGCTTCAAACCAGTAGCGGGCCTTGTTAATACGCCAGACGTATTGCTCCAGGTAGCTGAAAACAGTCGCTTTGGTGTAGGTAAGGCCACCAGGCGTTACAAATTTATTTTTCATCCAGTTCTCGTATGCCCGCTGCCATTCTACCTGGTAGATATCGCGGCGGCCATAATACAACTGGCTTGCAATAATTTTCAATAACATCTGTACAAACAGTGCTTTATACTGGTCAGCGCTCAGGCTTTCACCCCGGATGCTTTCGCGGCGAAGTACCTCAATATCAATCGGTCGGTAGTCGTCATACATGCCGCTGGCCATGTTGGTAGCAAACTCATACGGTAGCTCAATTTCATTGCGAAGTGCCTCACTTTCAGAAACTTTAACATTTTCGGCCGCGGCCCCCGGTGAATCTGACCCGGATTTTGCGACATTGCAGAGCGGGGTGACCCCGTTGCTCTTGCCTATATCGCCGGGCATCTCATCACTGCCCCCTGCCGGTGGCATGCCGTGATCTTGTGACTGAGCGGCAGGCTCGGCCTGCACCTTATCAACAGAAACCGTTTCCTGCGGTTTCCTCTTTTCTTCTCTTTTAAGTGATCTTGAAGAGACAAAATTATCAGGTAACTCTTTGCTATTTCCCAAGGTAAGGGCGTGATTTTCAAGCCCTGATTTTTTCGGGGGGTTGGCATCAAAAACAACAAGGATTTCAGGGCTTATGCGCACGTGTACGCCGCAAGTACTGCCCCGGTATACATAATCCGTCAAAACGCCTTTGCGTTCGAAAATTTGCCGCTGTGCGCGTACCGTGGCCGTGCAAACATCTACACTATAAACATCTTCCTCGCGCTTCATTTTGGTAATGTTCCGTGCGTTCAGGTCTATCGGTGGCAGCGGCTCCAATACCCGCGAAGGGTAATTTTCGCGCAGGGCATTTCGCGCCTCCAGTTGCTTAGAGTACATGTACAGCATTGCGCTAAATGTTTGCTCGTAGGCATATACCAGATACTGCTCACGCTGCATTTTAATAATGGGGCCATACAGGTCGCACGCCTTTTGCGCCGCCTCGTTATATTCCATTACGCCCAGGTCTTTATTAAGGGCGGCAAACTGCATGCTGTAGGCAATTTTTGCAGGATCATTCTCTGTGGCCATGTGCGCCTTTACCGTTCTATTATGGGTAATTACCTCTTTATTGTACTTTTTAACCATAGCCCTATCCTGGGCAGCAATACGCCGGTAATTTGTCATAGACGCGGCAAAATCAATACAGGGCTTAAAGCCTCTAAACTCCGGTTTCTTTGGCTGTTCTGTAACGAGTGCCGGCGCTTTACCAATATGGGCTACCTGGTGGTAAACCGACGGGTGCACGGGTAACTTGGAGGGGTTAAACTGATTCATACCGTTATGCGTTTAGCGTTGGCCACTACATTTTTGGTTGTTACAAGCTGCGGGTTTGGCCCAATGCTTATAATTTCAGTCAACTCATAGTAAACGGTTACAATGTTGCTACCGTTTTGGCTTTCAAGTTGAACTACATTGCCCATCTTGATACGGTCGCCCACCTTTGCGGTGGCATCCTGAGCAATAGAGAACCTTATTTGTGGGGTTCCTGTCCACTCAAGCTCCGGTTTAGGGGCATGCTTAAGCAGGATATCCACTTCGTTAGTAAAAGTGATCATAGTGGTGTGTGTTTTATACCTTTTATCACCTTTCCGAACGGGCAAGAAAAGTCCTGCCCGGTTCATCCAGGAATTTAAGCAACTTGCGTCGCGGGGTATTTTGTTAGCCGGGGGCGCGGGAATCGAACCCGCCACGAGCTGCGGCTGGAGGCGCTCCTCCTTGCAGCTGGTCAACACCTGTGTTACCCCTAAAGTTGCCCGGCGCTTCCCCGGGCTGCGAAATCAAAAACGAGATAAAAAACAGTTGCACGCGGGGCCGGAGTCGAACCGGCAGGGCTTTCGCCAAGGTGTTGGAAACCTCCTGATTCGCCAGTAACGCCCGCGCAGGTTGCCGGTCTTTCCCGGCTGTCATTTCAAAAAACTAATAAATACAGAATGGCCCCCTCTGTGCGGGTTGATATTATGCATTAACTATATTGCGCCGGCCACCGGTAAGCTGGCCGCGCAGGCGTGCCTTTTCGGCTTCGCTTAATTCGTGTTTTGGAGCCTTGCGGCCCCCG